ACGGATGAAATAAATTTTCAAAACTAGTCAATCTTAAATGCATTACCTGCCATGGATGCATAAACACTGGTTCAGGAGTCGCCTCGTCTTGATAAAAAAATCCAACTAAATCACCAAATTTCGTTTCAATTCTTGTAAAATTATAAACATTCATAAATCTCAAAGAAGAAACACCATCCCTATTAACAGTTGGGACTATTTCACACGGAAGATCACCATATTTGCACAAATATCTAATAGCTGGTCTACATTGAGTATCCCATAATAAAGTATTAAATAAAAAGTGCTCAAGTTCTGATTTTAATCTTCTATTTCTAGCTCTAATAACAAGAGTATGCTTACGTTCTGGATCTACTAAGCTTGCCTCATCAGCGTATAAATCTAAAGCTAGTGCCACTTCACCAGTTTGATCCATCTGCTCATAATCTTTATATCGCTCTAATCTATTAATTTGAAGATTAGTTTGATCAAGTATAGCTGCCTGTGAATTAAAGTCTAGAAATTCACCGCCAGATACTAGCCTATCAAGAGCTGATTGGTCCTGAAATACTTTTTCAGCCTGATGTATCCTGTTTTGCTTTGTAAAAGCACGAATCTTGTCAAAAATCAACCAGCTGCTAGCCATATATAATCTCCATATTATATATTTACTGGACTAGCAATATTCAGAATTCAGATTATCAGCCTCTGAAAAAATGCTTAGGTGGAGTAACCAAAGGTCTACCATCACTAATAGGTATTCCACCAAGTTGTATAGCAAAAGAGTCGATATGTCTAGCAATTGACTCATCGGGCGATTCGTCGGGTGACATAGAAATAGGGGCCAAAAAATCATGACCAGTAGTTATAATCTTACTTGGAATATTACTTTTACCAACCACAATACCAGGACTCAAACTAGGAGAACCGGAAGAATAAAAATTACTCGAAGATCTTGGCATTAAACCAGACACATCAATAGGTTGTGCATCAATAGTGCCCCTCAAGCCCATAGCACAAGCCATAACAAGGTCGTCAAAGTTACCAGCACCCTCTTCAGCTTCAGTCTTACCAGTATCCTTACCTAGCCTATCTCTTTTTCTAACATATGTCTGAAATTGTTTTAATAATCTCTTACTATAAATTGTATACCCATCATCATTGTCGCGAATATAATCATATATAAACTTATTTAAAGTTGGTTTAGACGCCATGGTGGTACTCCAACCATATTCTTTATATTGTAACGCTCTTTGTTTTCCACTAGCACTATTTGGTCTAGGTTTATCATTAACACTAGTCTCACGCCAAACGTTAGGATAGGCATAATCTACTCGTAAACTATGAATCAAAGTATCAGCACCATTATTACGTTCAATAACAGAAAGTGCCAAATTATAATATCTACCTATCCAATCTATAAATTTCACAAATTCATGTGGTAGGCATCTAGCCATAAATTCAGCAACCTGTTCCATAGTGTCAATATCAAAAACTTCAATGGCACTGAAGTCTCTACTTTTACCAGTAGCAATATCCACCCCCATAACATAAGAATGCTGGCGATCTCCTTTCTTTATAATATCGCCATCTTTATCTCTCCTAGGCTCAGTAGCACCAACAGGTTTTTTCCAAATCCAAAATCCCTCATCTGGCTCTTTAAAGTCAAAGCTTACATCCTCAGTCTGTCTTGTTATTGGATGAACATAAGTTTGATAGCCCTTAATAATTTCTAACGGTTCTTTAATTGTTGTAGCAATATGACTTAAAACACTCTTAGACACAACAGTGTTACCAGATCCAACAAATGAAGCCAAAATTTCTTGTTCAAATTTCCAAGCTTCACCCTGCTCTTGTAACGCTCGATATTGTTCTTCTAGCCAAGGAGACCAATACTTCCCATATTTATCGATATCATCTTGAGTCGTACATTTTCTAATACCATCACGAGGAGCGATCCTCTTATCTTGCAGAGATAATGGGTCAGTGTATTCAATTACCCAATCCATGTCCCACCAATTAATAATAATTGGATTAAATGGATTAGCTCCAGCTTCAGCATCAGTCATAGCCGACCAATACCAATTCCCGACGCCATTTGTAGTGCTGATGACGATAACATTACCACCATGTTGTAATGTAGGCCAACCAGCAGCCCACATCACGTCCATGCCTTGAACAAATGCGGCTTCATCAATAATATTTAATGATGAAGCGTTTGATCTAAGAACATCAGGATGACTGGTCAGCGATTTGATACTTGACCCATTTGGGAAGACAATTTCATGCTCATTTAATTTAGTTGGTTGCCATACTTCTTGCATCCATTCTGGGAGATTTTGAAACAAGAATACAACATTTTCACGCAAAAAGCCCATTGCATCTTCATCAGTTCTAGATACAATAAGTATTTTCTTATATGGGTGAAACATAGCAAACCAAGTAGCAAATGCTCCGGATATTTTACTCACACCAGATTGTCTACATTTTCTAAAAATATTTAATCTATGTTGTCTAAAAGCCTTTAAAGCTCGCCTTTGATAGCTAAATGGATAAAACGGCAAAACGCCAGCAGATGGGTGCTTTAATTTACAGAAATTGCGTAAAAACCAAGAAACTGATTTTTTACTTTCTTTTATCGCTAATTTCTGATATTGATCCATTACGCATCACTGTCATTGTTAGGGTTATTTAATATTTCAATTAATTCTTTTGGGCTAGTTGAAATATTATTATTTTGCTTAAAATTTATACTAGATTTTATAGATGATAGAAATTTTGCATTTGTATCCATCATTCGTATAGCATTTTGATTAATATTACTTTTAACTTCTACGGTTTTAACAAGACCATCAATCAATGCCTTAGGCGGAGGAGACTTAGGAGAATTCTTACAAAATTCTTCAATTTTAGATTGTATATTATTTATAACGTCTTGAGCTTCCTGCCTATCCGATCTACAAGCATTTAAAACCTCTTGAGTAACAATATCTAATTGTTCTTTATATTTTTCAACATCAACTGGAATATTAGATATTTCTTGTTCAACCACATTGTCTGTCACTTTTTCTTCTGATAGATCCACTTTTCTAACGTCTATCGGTCGCATTGGTGGTTCTGCAGTAAACCCATCAATAATATTTTCAACATCATCTAAAGGATTAGACTTCCCAATATCATCAACAATGCCGTTCTGTCCTAAAACATCTTCAGATTGTTCAGATTGCTCAATAACATCAGAAACAGACTCATCCTGTGCATCAAGTTCATCTAATAAGTCCTGAATATCATCTAAATTTTCTGAGTCTTCTGGATCAGACATCACATCTCCTAATAATCAAAAATATCTATCGTCTTATCAATCCTTTGGGCTTTACCAACATCTATTAAGAATGATTTTATATCATCGCTTAATTTTAAGTCAACCGGAATCGATAAAACATGATTAGAAATTGCATAGTCACGCCCTTCAACAAGATCATGACTTTCCATCAATTCTTTAAGACTATTATAATATCCAGCCTTATCAAACGTTAATTCAAATTGTTTAGATTCTGATCTGGCCTTAGCTTTACGTCTTTGAGTTCTTGTGCTCTTCCTATGTGCCGCTTTACCTTGCCCATGCATCTGCGTATTATTAGCACGTTCTCTTTTAGGTTGAATTCTAGCCGCAAATTTTGGTTGATTTAATTGCTGATGGCCCTTATTATCTTGGTGTTTATCTGTTTCATTTTTATTAGTTCTACGCCTTATTCTATCTCTCGCCGATTCCGGAGTGGCTTCTAAAATAGCGTTTTTGTTTTTTCTCACATATTCTAAAAACAAATCATCAAAATCGCCAATAGTCACAGTGCCATTTTCAATTTTTTCAATAATTGGTAATTCAGACATAATCAGTTCAAATCCTTAACCATAATAGACCATATACGCAGAACCATCTGAATATTCAGATTCGATATCAAAGTGATACTTATTTTCTAAAACCCTAACCAACTTCGGGTTAATGACCCAAACTTTTATCCTAGAATTTTGTTGATCACTCAATTTATCATAATAATCGCTTATAGCTGATTCTATTAATTTTAGACCAACCATTCCTCTCGACTCTTTATCAACAGCAATATCAAAATCATAATCGTATGATGTATCATCAAAATCATCATCATTTTGAACTATATCAGACCACACAGCACCAATAACATCACCATCACGCATAGCAATGAATGTCAATTCTTTATTTCGAGATATTCTGATTCCAGATGAATCAGCTATAGCTTCTGCTTGACTAGCAGTAACCCAAGGGTCATATTCTTCAGCCATTTCATCCCAATATTGTATTGAGAAATCATATGCTGATTCAGTTATTACCTGTGATAATTTCATAAAATTATATTTGTTTAATTATACATATAATAATAATTATCACAAATGGTATTGAAAATCCAAGTATTATATCATTGAATTTAGACAATAAATTATCATTATTATCGTTATTATTGCTCGTCTTCAAATTCATTAGTAGTATTATTATCCTTTTTGCGATCATCAGTATTATTTGTTTCAGCACTTCTGCTTAGTGGTGAATCTGTAAATTCAAAACTCCGCAATTTCACGTGTTTCATGAAACTTGTAATAGTAGATCTAGATAAACCAGTAATAGTTACTAATTTACCGATAATACCATCATGTGGTCTATCATCAGTTGTAACTAATTCCTCAACAGCTTTAATTATTGTAATATAGTCATCGTTAAATCTGCAAATCTCAATAGCTTCAGTAAGAAACCTATTTAACATATCATTCGATGGTTTTTGCTTATTGCTAAGATGAGTTTTATATGTTGGAGAATTCCTGCGATCTCTGCCTTCTTTTTTGATATATGCTAAGATAACTGTTCTAGCAACTTGAGACCACATATTAAAGACTTTTGACATTCCCCTAAACAACATCGTCTCGGACCCACCAAATCTACCCTGTTCTGGCATAATCATGGGAGAATCTGTCAAACTTGATTTACATTTTGGGCATACTCCATTATGCATGTCTATTACTTCACCAAATGTTTTAATTCCATATTCGATAATTCCGGGATTATAAAGTAAAGAATCAGATGGTCTATCTGGATTATAGCATGACCTACAATACGGTTTAGATCTATATTTATAAAGAGTTCTTTCAATTTGACACCAAGCTGTTTGTAATAAATCACCAAATGCTGATTCTTCTTGACCTGGATATATTGTATGCAAGCCCTGTTTGCGTATTATCTGTCTAATAAGTTCTGTAGCATGTGACATAATATCATCACGTAGTTCAACATCTGTGCAACCAGTCCAAATATATTGAGTCAACTGCCATTCGACGATTTCATTAACAAAGTATAGCCTTTTTTTAGCTAATTCTGTATCAATATCTGACTTATCGTCATTTAGTATCTTATCTAATTCTTCATTTTTCATACTTATAATTCCAAATGCTTACTTATAATTTTGATATAATAAGTACATTTGACGTAAGCTATTGGAATTTATAATTAAGAATTTAAGTATAACACATTATTTATCAAACAATTTTTTCTGTCTGTTTGGAATAAAGTATTTTTTAGGTATCTGAAAACGTCTCTTGATTAATTCTTCACCAGTGAAAGAACCACCAGGAAAAATAACTTTAGTATCATATTCATTATTAACCATTATTTGCAATCTAGCTTTAGAATGCTTATATAGGTATTTATTACATCTAAAAAAGAAATCTATTACTCTACTCTTCCCATTCTTATTTCTTCTTAAAGCTCTACCAATTTTTTGTTCAAATTCTGACTGTAATTTTCCACCAGTGGCGACAATTAAATTCTCACACCCACCAGAAAGATCAAGACCACGATTAATAATTTTACCACCAATTAACACATCAAATTCACGCCTTTCAAATGCACGCAAATGTTCGTCACGACGTTTTTTCGGTGTCTTACCAAAAATATAATGAGCAGTTAATCCAACTTTAGCCATAGCTGCCACTAGAGCATAACCCAAAATCTCTCTATCAACTAAAACTAATGTTCCATCACCTTTGTACTTTTTCGCAGTTTTAGCTATCAGCATATGAAAACTAGGACTATTTACAATATGCTCATCCCTAGCTATATCATAGGCAGATGATTCATTATTACCACTAAATGGCCCAATACCAAGCATCATATAATCACAAGAAATAATTCTACCTATTTCAACTAATTTCCTACGACTTTCTTTCGCTATAACAGACCCAAGATGTTCTTGCATCACCAAAGCTTCAACTGGCTTTTCAGGATCAAATGGGGTACCACTAAACCCATATCGCCTACGTCCGGAGAACCAATGTCTAAATAATTTTTTATATGGGTCAGACGTTGCTTTATCACATTCATCAACAATCACCATATCCGCAGCCTTAATATATTTCTGCAAGTATCTAGCATTTTTAAGCCTAGTCTTATATGCTTTAAGAGAAGATTCCCACTTCTTCAAGCGTTTTTCATATGATTCTTTTGTTTCTCCAATAGCTCTACTATCAATGTCTTTAATTGGCGGAGGGGTTTGTAAAGATTGTATTGACCCAACTACTATCGATTGTCCAGATGGTCTTTTACCAGCGTAAAACAAACCTATATCTGATTTGATTTCTCTTAATTCTAATCTCGATTTAAGTTGATCAATAACAATTTTCTCTTCTGCAATAATAACCGTTGGACAATCGATAGCTTTACAGACGCCGCAAATGATTTCTCCCTTACCGCCACCAGTTGGTATGCTAAATATACCACATTCTATCCTACATGCCTGCTTTATAGATCTAACTTGATGTTCATCAAGAGTTATCCCAGGCAAAAAATTTTCGTCAACATCTTCATGACTGATTGGGCTATATTCTGGTTTTCCCCTGTTATCAACAATATCCAATGGGAAATTATATTTTTTACAAATCCCACGTAGTATGCTAAATAATGGCCTAGCTATTTTTCTTTTACTTCTATTGTATTTTCTATATACTCCATCCCACATACTATCAGACGAATCAACAAAAGTATTTGGGCTTTCTACACTGAGTTCATTCCATAACACATCTTCTTCATTAGTTGTAATGTTATCAAAATAAATGCTTTTATTATCGTTAAAAATAGCTCGCATGTTTAAATCAATCTATAAAAATAGGGCCAAGAATAAAAATACTCTTGGCCCTTATTTACTTATATTATAGTGCACTTATCACTATCACAATAATGACTTCCAATCGCTTCATTAATGTATGTGCTATAATCAGCATTTTTTAATTTAGAATTATAATCATTAACTTCTTCTATAGTGCATTTTTCGTATGGGGCTTGATCATATCCATGGTCAGAATGTGGAAGAAAGCTAATTCCTTTTAACTGATCTTCATATATTTCAAGAATGTGTGAAATTTCATTTTTTTCTTTATTTTGAAATTTCACTGTGCAAGATACTTGATTATCAGCCCAATATTTTTGGTAATCGACAACATTTTGCATCTGCTCATAAACAGAAGCACTTTCAACAGGCCGAACTCTCTCATCGCTAATCGCGAATTTAACAACAACTGTCCTATCAGGATCACTAGATGCTGGTTCTATATGAAATCCAGCATCTTTTAAAATTCCAACAAGAACACTGTCTTTAGAAACTCTAACTCTTCGCCAATATGTTTTAGCCTCAGGATAATGAATCCCTGGAGTCGCACCAGCCACAAGAGATACAGTCCCAGATGGTTTAACAGATGTCACTTTAATCGACCTCTGAACGCAAAGCCATTCAGAATAAATATCATCCCATCTTCTAATTTCATTATAACCAGCATCACAAAAATCAGATAGCACAACACGACGACCAAATTTCGCAAATGCTTGAACAATCCCGCTTTGTGATAAGCCAATTCTCCTATTTCTTAAAGTAACTTGATTAGTTCTTAAATTATGAGTTGGTAATAATGTAACTGTCTTAGCATAAAGATATGCGAATTTTAATGTTCGCATATAATCATCAGCGTCTTCATGATTGTCAGGAAACGTTTCAACAAGGTTGCATAATTCATATGATTCAAGGGATTGCTCAAGACATGGGTTACCACCTTTTACGCGACCGTCAATTCCAGGCTGGCGACCGTCAATCATACGTCCAAAATCACGCATATTATCTAACCACATTAATCCTGGCTCACCATTAGCAGCAATTTGTTTTCCAACTTTTGTATAATCCATCCCAATTTTTGCAAAAATTGAATTATTTGATGCCCATCTATGATGATTTAAACTATTCCAAGTATTAATAGCCGGTTCTAACCTAGATAATGGAATAACTTCAAAATCGCTAATTTTAGCAGATGATTTTCCCTTAGCGTAAAGACCACTTGTAACTTTATGCCATTCAGCAAGATCTTTTTCAATAAGTGTGGCAGTCGGATTTTTCATGCTGCAGTAATTTGAATCGTCTGCTTCTCCAAAGGCAATTTCAGCGGTTCTGCGAACATTACCAGCAACAACACATCTTCCGATATAATTCATAATGTCGGTAATATCGACGCTAGTTAGCCATTTTCCGGCTTTTTTAGATAGATGGGACTTCACTAAATCATGTAGTTCAATAAGGATTTTAGCACCGGATGCTTTTCCTCCAAACCCATCGATAGTTTCACCAGCTTCTCTAATCTCATCATACACAAATTTAATATTGCCTTTTTTGGCGTGTGTCGTGTATGATCTTATAAGGACTCGTAATGAGTCAACCCAACCTTCTCTAGAATCCTGGATTGTATAAATAAATTCATTTTCTGATGGTGTGTCAACATAAATCTTTTCTGCTCCTTTTGTATCAAACCCAACACCTACACCAAGCATTGACATATCCATTAAGAAACAAAATGGTTCAGCTGGGTCCGATTCAATTTGATCATCTGTTGAAACAAATCCGCAATTATTTAATGCTGCAGATCCTCTTTCCCACATGAATTTTGTTCCCATCATCCAAAGCCCACGTCCAGGCGGCAAGAATTTGAATTCCCACATTCTTAGGAACATTTCTTTCGCAGAATTTTGTGCTTTAACATAATCCCATGGGATATGAAGTCTTTTACAATGCCTTCGTTGGATTTCATAGCATCCTTCGACGACTCGTTTTGCCATATCGACAAATGTTTCTTTTTCACCATTTTCTTTAATTCTGGAGTATGTTCTGTAAAATATGAATTCACCAAGACCATTAAAACCAAATTTTGGCTTTTTACCTTCAAATCCTTTAATAAATTCTTCATCAAGCCTAAAGTAATCTTTGGATTGCTTCATCTCTCCAAAATATTGTGTTGAAATATTTGGAATATCATCTGGTGCGGTATTTATTGTTTCTTGTAGTCTTGTTGCAGACACTATCTTCTCCCAGTAATTTGTTTGCTAGTTTAATATTGGTTTGGTCATTAAGAAATTTAGTACGAATTAAGTATAGCTTTGATGGATCTGGTAGAATTGATCTTTCACATTCATCAACTTTGCTTAAACTTACTGATGCTTGCCCGCAGGCTCGTGACAGAGATAAAAATAAAGGAGACAATTGAAACGATTGATACCACAAAGTTAAATTACAAAACATATCAGGATCTTTGCGTTTCAACAACATTTTAACAGGATCTTTATTACCTATTTCATTATCAAACCATATTTTGATTTGCTCTAATGATGAAAAAGACTGCTTGCATTTCTTTTTATCATTCATAAGAGTGTCATAACAAATTTTTAATAAATTATCCTGATGGAGTGCAGCAAGTCCTTTATTTAGTTTGTTTTGAGAATCAGCATGATCAACAGCAATCGAAATAAATTTTTGTGCTGTTTCATCACTAAATTCCCACTCAATAAACTTTTTAGTTAATGATTTCGCATACCTCCACTGATATGTTTTTTGCGGATCTGTACCTTTTGGGAATCTAAGTTTTCTGCCGTGATGTAAATAAGCAGAAAGACACCAGTTCCAAACTGTCATGATATTATCATCTGTGATATCTAAAGTTTTCATAACAACCAAATACAGGAAAATAAAATGAAAGAAGAAATCCAATCCGATGAAGAAGAAAACGCAAAGGTAGAAAATCCACAACAAATTTTTGAAGAACGATTCCATACGCTGATGAATGGATTTGGTGAAAAATGCGAATCAGAAAAAGTTGAATTAGCTATCGCAATAGCAATACACCCAGATGAAGATCACCCAATAGTTTTTATGCGTGGTGACGAATATGATATCGGAAAGCTAACAGCACATGTTCTAAAAAATATCAAAGAAAGCATCCTAGAACAATTAAAAACAGAATAATATTTATGACATAATTAACCGGCATTCATGGATCATTAACAATCCCACCTGATTTATATCTTGTAATATCAAAACTATCAATCTCAGTCCAATAAATCTCAAAGGCAATAGTATCTTCCATTGCCTCAAATTTATGTTTAACACCAGGCTTCACAACTAAAGACATTCCATGATTAACAGTTGATTTTGCACTATGCATACTTTGTTGGTTATTATTACTAAAAATGCTTACCTCCAAAGAACCAGATTCAACATAAAATTGATTAAACTTTGAAGAATGCACATGCTCAGAGCAATAACCACCTTTAAAAGCAAAAATCCGATGAACCTCAACACTATCATTTTTAAAAATGCATTGTGTAGTTCCCCAATCTTTACCCTCCGGTAAACCAAGCATTTATTTCACCTTATCATAATAATAATTTGTTTTTCGCTTACCAGCCACAATTAACTCATTTATACCAATCCCAAAAGAACCTTCTTCATACAACTTATTAGTCTTCAAAATATTGTCATTTGGAGAGAACAAATCAACATATGTTATGCCATCAATAGATTTAATTAATTCAATTAAATTAGAAATATATAATGACTCACCCATATCCCAATTACTTGAATCAAAATAATCATCCAGTAACGATTCAACCCTAGTCTTAACAACAGATGCATCAGCATTTCTGTCAATAATAATGTTCATATCGATATCGACTGGCTTCAATATACCATCTAAAACAACTATATTATCAGTAAGAACATTCAAATTTCTAAAATAAGTTGCCAAACCAGTCTTCAAACCAGCATTTGGTATAATCGGTATATCATCTGGCCCTTGGGATAATGCATAAATCTCAACTCTATTCGCATTTAAAGAAGTCCTTACTGTCGCAATGGCTTTAGAAATAGACCCAAATGCTGGATGGCTAAATGAATTAGCAGCTTGAGAATAATCAGAAGCAGTGACAATACTCCTTTGTAAGGCAAAATCTCTAGGGGCACGTTTTTTAGCTTGAGACAACGTTTCTTTATCAACACCACCACTAGACGGGGTAATATTTCTAAAATTAATTGTAACAGATGATCTGGATGGAGGATTAGAAGTAAATTGTGCAGTTGTGCTAATCTGCCCAACACCAATCCTACCAACTTTACCACCACCAACCCTATAACTAATTTTCACAATAGATCCAGATAATGGTGCCTTACCGGTAATATCATCACCAAACCTAAAGACTGCTTTATCTCCAATAAAGTTCACTTCAACAACTTTATCATTAGCTGAGTATCTTTCAATCGGCTCAGTAATAACAAACCATTCCTCAATATCCTCACCAAGTTGAATAGTCACAGTGATTGGGTCTTCAAGAATGTTAGAATCAACAATATCATATTCTTGATTGGAACCACCAGAACTAACAAATGTTGAAGGTGTAGCAAATTGACCTTGAATACCCCAAGCTATAACTCCCCTTTTATTTGCTGGAATTATAATATTACTAGTCCAATCATTTGGTGCACTATAAACCTCATAAAGAATCTGAGTATTATCTGGACCAGTGACAGAGAATTTGGTACCTGCAGTTATTTCAACATCTGTAAACGACGGTAAATCAAGGGTACACTCAATATCAACAATAGCTGGTGTTTGCCTTTTTATTCTTTGATTTATAAGTGCAAGATGGTTAACAATAGCTTCTTCAGATTTAGCGGTTGGTAAAAATCCTTCATTAGCAGACAAATCACTCCGTAATGATAATTTAGATGTCGTAGCTGCTATAATTTCCATTATCATTATAACCCCGTTGCTAGCAACGAAATCATTAAAATCATCTGGAAAATATGTTTGGATATATTCTATTATAGCTCTTCTAGAATTATCATAATCAAGACTACTAAAATCAATTTTACGTAAATTAGACTCAGGTAAAAAAACACCAATCTCATCTGGAGAATTAGGTAAGTCAAACAAAGTTTCTATGTCGGCCATAATAATCCCTACTGATTTGCTGGCGAATCAATAAATGTTTGTATTGTTAGTTGCTTCTTAGGATCTTTTTTAATAGAAACTATAAGTTTTATTAACAGTTTATTTTCATCTTCATTAAAAGTAATTTGTAAAAATTCTTTATTAACACGCTTCTCAAAAGTAGCTATAGACAACGACACATCTTGTTGCAATGATATTAAATCTGCCTTAGCACCTTGCTCAAAAACATACGATCTCAAAGGAGTACCAAATTTTGGCCTATTCACACGCTCCCCAGGAATAGTCAAAAGCAATTGTAATAAATCATTCTTAATCAATTGCTCATCTTCTTGCCTAGAAAGAACATTTTGTGCTCCGCCAATAAATGGTGGGTTCATCCCATAATACTCAGCCATTATTTTACCACCACTGAAACAGCATTTAATTGATCATTAATAACATAAGCATCAGCGGCTGATTGATTAGCTTCAATAATAGCCAAATCCCTGATTTCCAACGCAGCATTTTTCTTATTTTCAAATTTATTCAAAAGATCAACAATATCATCATCTTCACTTGAATTTAAAATCATAACTTCTAAAGCTGAGATATTCCTATTAGACTCATTTATAATCTTTTGTTGAGCAGTAATTTTTTCTTCAGCATTCGCACGTTTTTCCTTAGCAGAATTTAATTTATCAGATAACAATTTTTGAGTTTCACTTGAAACTTTATTCAATAAAGCAACCTCACTAGCATCAATTTGCAATTTATCATAATCAAATTGATTAGTATTATGCTTTGTTTCATTTCTAGCAGAAACATACATTGGATCAATAGAGCCAGAAGCATTATCGTCAAAATCAATTACTTGACCAATCTCATACATGTTTGAGCTGTCACCAGCGATTGATTTTGACGAGTATGAAGATGAGTAAATTAATTCTCCGACCGCATCTCTTCTTTGTTGGTCGCTTATTGTCTTAGGTTCTTTTTCTCTAACAACAATCCCAGATGGTATTTTAGGGAATAATAAATTAGTTCTAGGTGGTGGCCCATTGCTAATTACAAAAGTTATATTACCAGATTTAGTGCCAACAGGTAATGCTGTTTTATATAACCCAGTTGGATAATTTATAATCATTCTTCAGTCCTATGCTCCACTTCATCTCTTGGACACTCTTCAAAAGGACCATTGTAAGTCCTACCTCTATCTTTGGGTTCCAATTGCTCAGGTTGAATTGGTCTAACTATTCTTTCCACTGTATCACCACCGGGAGCTGGAGATCCAGCTCCCGGACCAGGAAATGTCCCCGTAATAAACCCAGTTACCTTTGGACCAAAGTAATCAGCATTTGTTCTAATAGAATCCCTTATTGTAAGCTTAGACCCACCAGCTTGCATTCTAATCGCCCGACCAGCTTTAATATTCACATTACCATCGGCTCTAAGATTTATATCATTATTAGAAATAACATTAACCTTTTGATTGGCATAAATCTCAATTACACCTAATTCCTCATTATTAAATATGATTATCTTTTTAGCTCGATCATCAAACCATTGATACATTCTCCTG